AAAAAAAAAGAAAAAAAAAAAAAAAAAAAAAAAAAAAAAAAAAAAAAAAAAAAAAAAAAAAAAAAAAAAAAAAAAAAAAAAAAAAAAAACAAAAAAACAAAAAAAAAAAAAAACAAAAAAACAAAAAACAAAAAAAACAAAAAAACAAAAAACAAAAAAAACAAAAAAACAAAAAACAAAACAAACAAAAAACATCAACTTTATATAAAAAATATTATATAATATTATGTCAACTATAAAGAGAAAGAGGGATGAAAGCAATGTAAGTGATGAAAGTGATGAAAGTGATGAAAGTGATGAAAAAAAATATGACGATTTAATGAAGTTAATTCTAAATATACTTAAAGAAAAATCCTATACTATAGAATTAACTGAAGACGAGAGACCGTTTCCTCAAAACGAATATGGGCGGCCTATGTATACATTTATTCTTAAAAATCTTAAATATCCAAATGTTGTTATTAGTAATGTAATTATTAGTATTAGGAAAGATATGACATATAAAGGCAAAAGAACTAGATTAAGCCGACCAACCTGGTCTCTTAACTTTCATATAGAAGAGGTTAATACTAATCCACAAAATCAAGGCATAGGATGGGCTACAATATTAATGATTTATGGAATGTGCTATGTTAAAATTAAAAAACCTACAATTAACATTTTTACATTAGATGATTGTAGTATAAAGAACAATTATATTATGCGTAATATATACAATAAATTAGGATTTGTTTTTCAATCCCTTATTTTAATAGATCCTAAACATTCAAGTAAATTAAATTTTACATATCAACAAAAACAATTAGAATTAAAACAATTAGAATTAAAAGATAAGGATGAAGAATATCTTTTTATAACTAGAGCACAACAAAGAATTGACGAATTTATTGACAAGCTGAATCGGGCAGGAAAAAAACAGAAAAACAAAAACAGAAAAACAGAAAAACAGAAAAATAGAAAAACAGAAAAACAAAAAAAACACAAAAACAAAAAAACAAAAAAACAGAAAAACAGAAAAACAGAAAAACAAAAACAGAAAAACAAAAAACAAAACACAAAAAACTTAGAACACTAAAAAATAAACATTTCAACTCGGCTCGGCATCAATACAAATAATTTGTTCGCCAATATTTTTATTTTTTTGAGATTCTGCTCTTTTTCTCTCTGTGCATCCTCTAATATGCGCAGATTTTGATTGTTGATTTTTTCCAACAAATGAACAAAACTCGCAAATAAATTTATTTGAAGAGAAAGAATATTTTGATGATAAATAATTTTCAAGAGATGGCATTTTAATTTCTTCAATTTGTTTTATTAATTTTTGGTTAAACTCTTTGGCAAGTTTCACAAGAGAAGATTTTGAAGATACAAAATTTTGATATTCTACATTTATATATTCTAACATCTCTTTTGAAATATTATCTTGATCATTATTATAATCTTCATATTCATCTAATTTCTCTTTTAAATGATCTACAATGTCTACAGCTAATTTAATTTTATCAGGATCATTATGAACATCATGAACGTAAACTAATACATTTCCATTATGAATATTAATTTCAAAATTCTCTTTTGTAGTAATTTTTCCATTCTGCGAGAGAAAAATACCGCAACATTTCTGAACATCAATATCTCTAATAAACTTTACAACTTCGGCTTGAACAACGCTCCTACCCCATAACTTATTTTCAATCAATATTTTTGGTTTGTTTGTTCTTAACAACAAAATGTCACCCGTTTCTTTGGTTTGTCCCACTGAATTGATTTCTGCGCTCGGATATAAGTTCTCAATTATGTTTAATATTAAATTTTCAGATAATTTACCCTTGGCGCTTGAATTCTCAAACTTTTTCAATAATTCATTTAATGAACCATTTAAAGAATTAGTAGAATTATTGCTGTTTGTTGTGATTTCTTTAATATTTTCCATCTTATCTTCTAATCTTTTCTCTGTTGTTGATAATGTATTATTAATTATTAACTGAGATGTTTCAATTGTATGCGTTAATTTTTTATCAAATTCCGCAATATATTTATTAAATGTTTCTACATCCATTGTATTATTTAATAAAATTTTTGTATCATTTGTCACTGATTCCTGAAGTTGTTTAATTATTCTCTCTACATTATTTACAACAACTTCTTCGTTTTTTGGAATAATTGTATTTATCATTGCATATGTTTTATTAAATAACGCCAGATTTTGTTCTTTAAATAATGGTTCAATCTTATCAGAAACATTACACGTTAATACCATTTTCAATTCTTCAACATATTCTTTCTTTAATTCAGACATTTTTATAGAAAATTCTTTTGATGTATTCTCATTAATTTTTACAACATTTAAAGATACGTTGTCAATCTTTGTATTCATTGTCTTCAAATTTTCTAAAATATCCAATACTACAGAACTATTCATAGTGTTATTCATTTTTTCATTTAATAATTCCATTATATTTATAAACTTAATAATTGTTTCTTCAAAATCTAAATTTTTGTGTTCATTAAAAAAATTTATAATTTTTTTGTTTTTAATTAACATGCCTAATGTATTATATTAATTTCTCTTTAATAATTTTACATTATTAAAATTATTAAAATTATTTTAATATTAACATATATATATGACTAGAAGTAAAAAATACAAAAATTCAAAAGCAAAAATCCCAAAAAACAAAAAACAAAAAACACAAAAAACACAAACATTAAGAATGAAAAAAACTAACAAACTTATTTATTGGACGGGAGACGGCGCAAGAAATGATGGACTTCATACACCTAAAGAGTTTTTAGGTATAATTCAGTATCAATATCCATTTTGGCAAATAGAATGCTTACAAAATAAAAATAAAAATAAACCAAACCGTAAATATTGTGGAAAAGTAATTAAAGAAAATGATATAGAAGAATGGATGAAGTTTGCTAACGCAAAATGGGTAAAAAAGTAATAATTTTATTTTTTAAAAATGACATAATTTTTTTTAATTGTATTATTAATGTAAATATTATTAATATAAATAATTTATCAAAAAAAATAATTAAAAATATTATAATTCCAAAAGTATGAACTATTTTATGGTTTTTTAAATGTTTGCCTATGTGAGTTTTTATTGCTTTATACGGTTTCATATAATTATATTGCTATTAAATTTATATAATATAATTATATTTGTGTAATTGTTGTTGTTGTTTTAACAACTCCATTATTTACTTGTGTAGTTTTTGTAATTTTCATTCCATTTACAATTTTTATACTTGTTGACATATAATTATTATTAAATAATATTGGTTCGCTGTTTCTCTCCGCCATAGACATACTAGAAAACAAATTAAAAAAATGATTACCTATTATTATATTACTATTGTCATGCGTTTGTTTATTAATAATATTATTGTATGATTGTGATATTACTTTAAACTTTTCAGTTGCTTCAGGACTGTCATTTTTATCTGGATGATATTTTAATGCTAAATATTTATATTTCTTTTTAACTAATTCATCTGCAACATATGGTTCTAGTTCTAAATTAGTATAATCATTAATAGACATAATTTTATTTAATATATATTACACAAATGTTTTACTTTTAATTAAAAATATATATTAAACAAATAGTTTATTGTATTTTAGTATAATTAATTTGGTATAATTGTTGAAATGGCAGCATTTATGCGCTGCTGAACATTTACTCCACTAGTTAAAGCAAATCTTAAATTATTACTGGAAATACCAGTAGATTGAGTCACAAAACTAATTGGATAATATAATGAAACACCTCTGTCATTAGTAATAGGTCTATTATAAAGATCTCTGGCAACAGGTACTCGCCCGGCCGCGCCGGCAACTTGATAATTTGGTCCAGCAAAACGGGGTGCTAAAGTCTGTATTGCATTATTCGCAAATGATCCATATCCAGTAAACCCGCCAATTCCGGCTTTAACATTGCCACCAAATGTGTTGCGATTATTTGCAGTCGTAGAGCCAAAACTAGAACGTATAGTTCCTCTTCTTGATGATGGATTTCCTCTTCTCATTATATAATATATAAATATATAATAATTTTATTACAATTATAAATAATTATAAATAATTTTAATTAATTCTGATATAATTGTTCTACTATTATACTAAATCCCCAATCAGTTCCATTTAAATTTACAAAATTTCCATTGTCATCTTTTAATTTTATTTCTAATTTTTCAATTCTTACAGGACCAAAATAAAATCTTGGTTGATGATCCATAAATGTTAAAATAGTTGCTTCTGATGGATCCACTGGTATTGTTGCTATAACATCTGTAATATAATTATCATTTATATTTGTTCTATTCTTTCTATTATCTTGTAAAATTGCATTTAAAGAATACAATTGATTTTGTGTAATTTTACGAGGCCATGAAGGCACATATACTTTAGTGTTAGTAATTGCATCACAATAAATGTCAGAATTTATATCTATAGTGTTACTTGTGATATTTGTGCTGTTTTGTTGTGGATAATTTGTTAATTTATTAACATATTCTGGTAATGGATATATTTTTGTTATTGGATCGGAAATACGAATAATTGTACCTGTTCCTCTATTATTTTGATAATCATTTATACATAAATATACATATTTTGTTGCTGATAAACTTAAAGGAACACTACTAATACTATAATATTTATTATAAGCTGTTGGATTTAAATTTATATTAATAAATGAAAATATATCTTCAGAATATAAAGCATTACTATATTCTAAATCAAATACTAGTAACTTATTATATATATATGTTAATTTATTTTGAATAACTACTTTTGTAGTTTCTGGTACTGGATATAAAATAATACCAAAATCAGTATATTTTATTCCATTTTCAGTACTTTCAATATAATTAAATATTGTTCCTTTTACTTCTGCATAAATTCTATATCCCATAAAATATCCTAAATTATTATTATAAACACTTTTAATATAACAAGGGTCTTCATCATTTTCTAATACCCCAACAGATGACAAATTACTAGTTCTATCTTTAAGTTCATAAAATACTACTTTAATATAGTATTCAGAACTATTTATAAAAATAATCTTTGGATTTTTTGTTAATGGAGCTACTAAATGAGCTTGTAATAATAAAGTTCCACTATAAGGAGGACCGATTGTGTCAGTTGTGCCAGTTGTTCCAGTTGTTCCAGTTGTTCCAGTTGTGCCAGTTGTCCCAGTTGTGCCAGTTGTTCCAGTTGTCCCAGTTGTTCCAGTTGTTCCAGTTGTGCCAGTTGTCCCAGTTGTCCCAGTTGTTCCAGTTGTTCCAGTTGTCCCAGTTGTCCCAGTTGTTCCAGTTGTCCCAGTTGGAATGCTTTTAAGTTCTTGTGGAACACAATATGATAAATCTAAATTTATTTGATTTATAAAATCAATAGGACTAGTATAAGTTCCAGGAGTTATATTTATTTTTGTTGGTGTAACATTAGAAAAGTTAGGCGTGCCATCGCTATTCACAACCTTAGTAATGTAAATATTTATTGTATTATTTGAATAAATTGGGTCTAGTGTCATAATTGTATTTGGAATATTAATGGATTGTAATTTAATAGATAATACATTCGTTAATGGTTCTGTTAAACTAATAATAAAATTTACAGAACTATTTAATTTAGATGGATTAGATATTAATGGAATTTGATTTGGTCTGTCTCTACTATTTATGCTAATACTTGTATATAATAATTTAATCTTATTTGGATTTAATTTTGTTGGTTGTTCTATAACACTAGATGTAGTTGTTTGAGTATAATCTTGTGTTTGATTTGTTTGATTTGTTTGATTTGTTTGATTAGTTTGATTGGTTTGATTAGTTTGATTTGTTTGATTTGTTTGATTTGTTTGATTTAAATTTGCAATAATTTTTTCTTTTGCATTATGAAAAAATTGTGCTAAAATAAAATTATTGGATTGAAGATTATTTTGTATTATTGTTAAAAAATGTTGTTCTATTTCTTGTTTATTTGAAGATTCTGGTAAATTAACTAATTCATATAATTCATCTATACTATATCCATCAATATTTGTATCTATATCATTCATTTTCATTTATATAAAATTATATAAATTATTTAAATATAAATTTTTAATAATGTTGTTATGAATTTAATTCCTAAATGATAATTTGAATATGGATCACACTCAAAAATATAAAATATTAGTTTAATCAATATAAAATAAATCACCGGCGTTAATAATAAGAAAGAGCGATACTTTGGATATTTCCAATAGATTGTATTTATTAAATAATATAGTAATATTATAAAAAATGTAAAACAAGTTGTAATAATTATAAAAAGTATATTATCTTTTGACATTGATTTATTACATTCAGAATAACTTAAAATAAGTATAATATAAACAATTGCTATAACCGCTGCTGTGATAAATGTTACTAAGTTTGGTTTAATTAATATTGCTATTATTGTAACTACTAATATTATTGGAATATAAACTATTAATTCAATATAACTATTATTTTTTATTGAATCAAAAAAATTTAATAATATTTCTACATTTTCTTTGCTAGTATTTTGTTTATCCATTTATAAATAATATATATATTATAAAAAAATATATAAACTATTCATCTATTAAACTATTAATATAACTAAAATATTTATCTCTAACATCAATAGGTACTTCTACTATGCCTTGCGAGCGCTTTAAATGATTTTTGCCTTTAAATAAACGGTCCTCTAATTCACATAATATTTTCTTATCAAGTTCTGAAGCATTTATTCTTTTTTTTCCATAATAAGTATATCGGTTATAGTTATTATCTGAATATATTTTATGAGGTTTTGGTATAATTTTATTTTTTATCAATCCAATACCAATTATATTATTAGTTTCATTATTCATTTCAATGACATAAATCTTAGAAAACAACATTATTGTTTGTTTAATACTAACTGGTGAATTATAAATACATCCACTATAATTATTTATTTCTCTCCACCGTTCATTTTCTAAAAATGTAGTATTATTAAAGTGAGTAACAGCTAATGTTATACTCATGATTGTATTAAAAAAATATGATATTTACTTTCAATTTTAATTATTCTAATTAAAAAAATTGTATTTCTTTTTATGCAGTTTTTGAATATTTTTTTTATCATTTTCATCAAATCCAAAATATTCAGCAATAGAATCATCATTAATCTCTTCAGGAAAATCATCTAATTGTGTTATGTCTGGAATTAAATCAAACGCATATTTTTCTAAAAATTTCATTCTATATCGGGTTGCTTCAAATATGTATAAAGCAGTTTTTGTAGAGAGAAATTTCTGCAGTCGTAATAAATCATCACTATTCTCTTTTATTATAATATAACTATCTCGGCTTGATACGCCATACTTTCCTTCGGCATCCAAATATGGAAATCCATACATTTTATGAGCTAATATAATTTTTGGAATATTGCTATATAATAATTTTTTATTACTATAATCAATTATTAATGATGGAGTTAGTTTATTTACTCCAGTTAATACACATGTATGCACATTTTCATATTTAAACTCCTCGCTTCTCTCTTTTTTAATTATTATATTTGGCGTGTTTATTTTAATTACTTTTAATGTTTTATAATTATTTTGTTGTAATTTGTTGCAGACTTCTTGTCCAAACAATGGAATCGGTTTATTTTCTATTAAATTAATCTTATAAGAAATATAGTGTGCTGCGTTGGCATCATAAATGCTTATTATATTATTGTTTTGTATTTTGGTTAATAAAAAAAAACAACAAGGGGTTTGTGCTTTTCCTTTAAATATTTTATTGCTTTGAGTATTTGAAAAACAATTTAAATATTCTACTTTATAATTTAAAATAAAATTATACATTTGTTGCTTATCTGGTTTTAACCATAAGGATGGAATAAAAAAACATAATTTTCCGGTTTCTTTTTTTATTAATTGAACGCTTTTTCTCACAAAGTCAGGCCAAATGGTTGTGCCATCATTTTTTTTGTCATGAATACTGCTTGGAACTTTTAACTTATTTCCCAAGTTAAATGGCGGATTTCCAATTATAACATCAATTGTTATATTATAAGAATATTCCGTTCCATAATTTAAAAAATCGGCGCATATTATATTTGCGTTTGTTCCAAATATTCTTCTTAATAAATCTGCGTTTTTCTCTTGTATTTCAATCATGTAAATCATATTTTTTATAATATGTTCTTTCCGTTCTTCTATATTTATTATACTAGATTCTAACCCTTTCATTAATTTAAAATATAATATAATCATAAAATTACCACATCCACAGGCTGGGTCTAACCATTTCAACTCCGGATTAGAAAACATATTTTCTGGAATTATTCCCAATATAGTTTCAACAAAAGTTAAAGGAGTATTTATTTCTCCATATAAAATATCTTCGCTTCTCTCTTCTTTTATAATTTGTTCTATGAATGCTTCTTTATTATAATTATTATAGACTCTAATCATTCTCTAATAATTTATTATATTTTTTATCTAGATTCCAAACAATTTCTGTAAAATAATCTCTAAACTCTGTAAAATTAATTAGTTGCTCATGAGAGAACCATTGCACTTTTGACTTTTCATATAAACCATTGCGTCCCACAATATTTGGCACATGTTTATTAATAAACTTGATATTATTATTTATATATAAAGGCAAATTTTTATCATACTTAATTCTCATTAAATAACAAGAATGTCGCTGATTATTTGTTTTTATAATTGGCAGATTAGTAGCAATTAATTGTTTTTTAATATATTCTTTACTCCCTAAGAGTCCGTTTAATTCCTCGTATCCTTCTCTCGCTGCTGTATCCAAAAGCGTTTCATATTTTTCGCTTTTTCCTCCAAAGTCACACCACTTTTGTGACAAGTTGTCCTTTCCCAATAAATAAACCAGTTTGTTATTTACTTTTGAAAATGGAATAATTCCTGCTCCAAAAATAACAAGTCCATAGATTGTTTTGTACAAGAACAACATTCTTTGTTTTGTTTTGTTAATAAAACAAAAAAACATTTTAAATTTCAATTTAATTTTAATTTTACATTAGTGTTTTAATAATGCTTTTTATTGGATTTATGTCTAAAATGATGCCGTTTTTTTCCTTTTTTATAAAAAATATTTCAATATATTTTTTACTTTAACTATATAAACAAATAAATATATATTTATTTATATGTCTTTCATATTTAAATATAGAGTTAAACAAGAAAAAGAAACGAACACAGAAAAAGAAACGAATGCAGAAAAAGAAACGTTAGTTAAAAAATCTTCTTGTTGTGGTGCGATTACTGATGCTTGGGTTCCCAGTTATCCATCACTCATGCTTGCACCATCACTTGAATCATTGTCGGAAGTATCATCATCGCTTGATTCTAAATAAGTTAATTTTTTATTATTATGAATAGACCAATTGGTATATGCACACAGTCCAGTTCTTTGTATTAGTTCTTTATAGTTGGTAAAATCAATTATTTTATCTATTAACTCTAATGGCATTATGTCTATAAAAATAGAGATAATATAATTAACAAAATGATTATATTGATAATCATTAAAAAGACATAACATTGTTTTTGGTTTAATTAGTTTTTTTGAAAAAGGACATTTTCTTGTTATTGCTGACTTCACATATATTAACATATAAGTATATTACTATATTAATATATAACAAATTCAATTTTATTATTTTATATTATATTAATTCTGTATATTTTTTGCTATCTAGTGGTGGTGGTCTTGACGATCTTGTTGTGCGAGGGCCGTGAGAAGGCATTGTGGTTAAATCTAATCTTGCCATTTCTCGCCTAAGTGTTTTTGCTCTTTTTTGCTGAGCTTGTTGTTGTTTTTCTCTCCGTTCATTTCTCATTCTACCAGTTCTATTTCTTGCTGAACGTCCTCTAAATAATGCTTGCATTTTTTTCGCAGCATTCTTTATTTTTTTTGTCATTTTTCTTGCCATATGGCCTCTAAATAATCCTTGTAATTTTTTGGCTGCTCTATTATATCTCTTTTTTGTAGATGAGATTGGTGACGCATTAAATGTTAATAGTTTCATAGGCGCTGTAGGAATGTGCGAGGCATTAAATGTGTGCAATGATCCACTTAAATATTTTGTAATTTGTTTAGGCGATGATAGTGGTCTAGACATTTTAGGAGTTTTTGATTTTTTAGATCTTTTAGATGATGCTGGTTTTGCAGGCATTATATATATATATATATCTATATATATATATATATATAATAAATAAAAAATAATAAACAATAAAAAAAAAAAAAAAA